TCCTATACAGATGATGGCAGCAGTTCAACCACTGGAAGTAATACACACAAGCATCAGGTCAAAGGAAAAAAGGAAATCACCGTTCATAATAGCTTGGTTGTCGGTGATACCGTTCTTCTTTTGAGGATGCAAGGCGGTCAGCAATATGTTGTATGGGATAGGTTGATAACATGATACCGTCAACCAATGGCTTTCTTACACAGGATTTTGAAATTGAAAAACAACCAAGCAAAACATACAAGATGCATCTTGATGAAAGCATCATCCTGGGATATGCAGATGGACTGGAAGCAATGGTTCAAGAAGTTTATCACATATTGAACACTGAAAGATATCAATATGTGATTTATTCATGGAATTATGGGATTGAACTTGTTGATTTGTATGGTCAACCAGTCAGTTATGTGATTCCTGAACTGAAAAGACGAATTACAGAAGCTTTGACCTGGGATGAAAGAATCATCAGTGTTGACAATTTTGACTTTGAAGTGAACAAAGGAAAAATAACCTGTCGCTTCACTGTACACACCATTTATGGTGATATTGAAACAGAAAAGGTGGTGAATTTCTGATGTATGAAAACATGACTTATGAAGTCATCTTGCAGAGGATGCTCGACAGAGTTCCTGACACATTGAACAAGCGTGAAGGCAGTATCATATATGATGCCCTTGCCCCTGCTGCGGTAGAACTTACTTTGGCATACATGCAATTTGACATGATACTGAATGAAGCTTTTGGTGACACTGCTTCCAGGGAATATCTTATCCGAAGGGCAAAGGAAAGAGGTCTTGAACCTGAACCTGCAACTCATGCAATATTGAAAGGCGAATTCACACCTTCAAATATTGATGTACTGAACAAAAGGTTCAACCTTGGTTCATTGAACTATGTTGTCACTGAACTGATTTCACCTGGTGTTTACAAAGTACAATGTGAAACAGCAGGAACTATTGGTAACCAAAGCCTGGATGACATCATTCCTATTGACTACATTGAAGGACTTGAAACAGCAAGACTTACAGAAGTTCTGATTCCAGGTGAAGATGAAGAAGATACGGAAGCTTTCAGACAACGGTATTTTGCATCATTCAGTGAAAAAAGCTATGGTGGCAACATTACCGATTACTTGACAAAGACAAATTCACTTCCAGGTGTTGGTTCAACCAAGGTTACACCACTTTGGGATGGTGGTGGAACAGTTAAACTGACCATATTGGATTCAAGCTTCAACAAGGCAACACCAACATTGATTGATTTTGTTCAGAATGCAATTGACCCATCCCCACAAGGTGAAGGTTGGGGAATTGCCCCGATTGGTCATATTGTAACAGTGGATACAGTTGAAGAAGTGACTGTTGACATTGCTGCAACTATAACCTTTGATACTGGGTATTCATGGGCGGCACTTCAAGCACAGGCAATTGCAACACTGGAAGAATATATGCTTGAATTAAGACAGGACTGGGCAAGTCAAGGAAATTTGATTGTCAGAATTGCACAGATTGAAACAAGATTACTTGCAATTGAAGGCATCCTTGATATATCGGGAACAACTATCAATGGTGTTGCAAGTAACTTGACCCTTTCAACTTACCAAATCCCTGTGTTGGGAAGTGTAACAGCATGAGCAGAGAAATAAGCTTGATTAGTTACCTTCCCCCCTTCCTTCAAGGGTACAGGGAAATGCAAGCAATAATGACCGCTGAAAACCCTGAATTTCAAGCAGTCAGTGATGAAGGTCAGGTAGTATTGGATAACACATTCATCCTGCACTGTAACGAAAAAGGAATTGCCCGATTTGAAAGAATGTTAGGAATTTATCCTTTACCAACTGACACCTTGGAATCAAGGCAATCAAAGGTTTTGGCAAGATGGAATGATGTTGTTCCCTATACCTTGAAATCATTCCTGTCAAAGCTGATATCCTTACAAGGGAATGAGAACATCCAAATAACAATATTCAATGACCAGTACAAAATTCAGGTTGTCACACACCTTGAAAAACAAGGTCAACAGGATGCTTTGGCTTATCTGTTCAGAACAATCATTCCTTGCAACTTGGTTGTTGAATCTATCAACATACTGGATGTACAAACAAGCGGTAACATGACATTTGGATGTGGTATCACCCATGCGGATATTGAATTCATCACCAATGACATCAATGAAAAGGTTGATGAAGTCAGTGAAGCAGTGGTTGGTAATGCTATCACAAGCACTGAAATAATAAGTATTACAACAAGTATCTAAAGAAAGGTGGAAAAAGAAAATGGCAGAATTCAGTCCATTTGTAATCACAGGTAAAGGACAGGCTTTGATGGCAAAGCTGATTGCAGGAAGCGGAATAGCTAACTTTTCAGCAATCAAAACATCAAGCACTGTCTATACACAAGAACAGCTTGCATCATTGACTTCCTTGACCAATATCAAGCAGTCAGCAAGCATTTCAAGCATCAGCAGAATCAATAATACTTCTGTAAACATCAAGGGTGCTTTGAACAATAAAGACCTGGCAACTGGTTACACAGTCAACACCATTGGTCTTTATGCAATTGACCCTGATGAAGGTGAAATCCTTTATGCAGTGGCAAGGGCAACACAAGCAGGATATATGCCCCCTTATAACAGTATCACATCCAGTGGCATCCTGTTTGACTTTGTAATCACTGTCGGAAATGCTGCTAATGTGACGGTTACAGTCAATCCTGCTGCTATTGCTACACAGGCAGATATCATTGCAATCAACGCAAAGATTGCTGACTTGGCAGGATTTGTTGGCTATACGGAAGATGACATCTATGGTGTTGAAGTCGATTTTGCGAATAGAACATTCACAAGACTTGCAGGTGCAGTTGGAAAAACACCTGGTGCAGACTTTGACAGTATCCTTGCTTTCGGTGGCAGATACCGCTGCAATTTGACTGATGAAGGTGTTGAAGTTGCCAAATACGGTGACACAGGATATACAGAAACAGGTGCTTTGACACAGGCTATTACAATTGAAGGTGTCACTTATGCAGCAGGCACACCAGTTCAGGTCATGGTTAAGCAACCCAAATTCTATTACAAGGTTGTTCCACTGAAACTGGAAAAAAATGATGCAGAAGAAATTGACAGAATTGAATTCACAGCAGGTGCTTCATCAGATGGAAACATTACCATCACATTGAATGGTCAAAACTTCAATGTGGCAGTCCTTGCATCTGAAAACACTGCAACAGCAATTGCAACCAAGGTCAGAAATGCAACATTCAATGGTTGGACAACAGGTGGAAGCGGTGCAACCGTAACATTCACAAGAAATAAGAAAGGTGTGTGCGCTGCACCAACATTCAACGGTGGAACAACAGGTGTAACTGCAAATGTTGCAAGAACACAGGTTGGATATATTGGCAAAGGCTTCAAGTTGCGTAAAGCAAGATATTATGTCAGCATGACCAAGAAGGCAGGATTTAAGGTTCATCCCGCTTTTGTTCAAAATGGTGTTGAAAGAGAATTTATTTATCTGTCAGCATATGAAGGTTCGTTGTATGATGTCAGTGCTTCTGCATATATTTTGGATGATTCACAAGTTGCTGACTTCAATACAGATAAGCTTTCATCCATTGCTAATGCTAAACCGATTTCAGGTTTGTCACAGAATTTAACAAGAAGAAATTGCGGACTTCTTGCTGAAAATCGTGGAAATGGCTGGTATCAGCAATATGCTGCAACCATTGCATGTTCACAACTTTTGTTCACCATTGAATATGCATCAATGAACACACAATCAAAGATTGGTGCAGGTGTGACTAATAAGACAGATGATGGCGCAACAAGTATGACTGAATTGACTGGTGCAACAACCAACCTTGGTAATGCAAGCGGTTCTGTCACAAACACCAATGGATACAATGTTGTATCTTATCGTGGTGAAGAAAACCTTTGGGGTAATATATGGAAGTTCACTGATGGCATGAATGTCTATTGTGATGCATCACAGGGTATTCATAGCTTATACATTGCAGACAATGCCTTTGCAGAAAGCAAAAACACCGACAATTACAAAGATGCAGGAATAACCCTGGCAACCAAAGAAGGCTATGTTTCAGCAATGGCATATAATGAAGAATTTGACTGGCTGTTCGTACCTGCTGAAACACTTGGTGACAGTGCTTTGCCTGTTGGTGATTACTTCTATCAGAATGTTTCATCATCCACTGGGTACAGGATTGCTCGATTGGGCGGTTCTTGGAATAGTGGTTCTTATGCGGGTGCTTTCTATTGGCATGTGAATTATGCCCCTTCGAATCGTTATCGGACTGTCGGCGGGCGCTTGGTGTATGTACCCCCTGTTGCTGCGTAACTTGAAAATTTAATATAAATTGGGCAAGCAGTCTGACCCTTTACAGGGTATAACCACAAAACAAGAGAAAGCTTAATCGGATTACTCAATTAGGCAGTAATTGGAATAATGGTTCTAATGCGGGTACTTTCTATTGGAATGTGAATAATACCCCTTCGAATCGTAATCGGAATATCAGCAGGCACTTAGTAAATGCACAAAACAGCATCCTTGAAACACAGGGTGCTGTTCTATTTTATAAACCATGTGTGAAGCTGCTTGCCCTGCCTCTCGGCAAAACATAAAAAGAATGATTAGACTGTATTGGTAAATTTGAAATTAGCTTTTCAAATTGAAGATTTGGTCTGATTGTGCATACAAAGGAAGTTCAACATATATGAAACGACATATTCACCCACTTAATAACCCAAATTGCACCTTGTGGGAAGCAATATGTGATATGGAAAACCTTAAACTTGCACATCAAAATGCAAAGAAAGGTAAAGGGTGGTATGCAGAAGTAAAAATGGTTGATGAAAATCCCGAATACTATCTTAAATTACTTCAAGAAATGCTGCTGAACCACACTTATAGAACTTCTGAATATACAACCTTCATCAAACAGGACAGCGGAAAAGAAAGAGTTATTTATAAGCTTCCTTACTTTCCTGACCGCATATGTCAATGGGCGATATTGCAGGTCATTGAACCAATACTGATAAGGAACTTCACTGACGATACCTATTCAGCTATTCCTGGCAGGGGTATTCATCAAGCATTTACAAGAATTAAAAAAGCTGTTCAAAATGATGTTCCAGGTACACAGTATTGCTTGAAACTTGATGCAAAGAAATACTATCCATCAATAAACCACAACATCCTGAAAGACAAATACAGGCGGTTGTTCAAAGACAATGACTTGCTTTGGTTACTTGATGAAATCATTGATTCCACACCAGGTGACACAGGCATTCCTATTGGGAATTACCTTTCACAGTACAGTGGCAACTTTTATCTGTCATCCTTTGACCACTGGCTGAAAGAAGTGAAAGGGGTTAAGTATTATTACCGTTATATGGATGACATTGTTATCCTGGCAAGTTCAAAAGAATATCTGCATCAGTTAAGGAAGGATATTGCTGAATATTTTCACAAAGAATTAAAACTTTCAGTTAAAGAAAACTGGCAGGTATTCCCCACATTTGTCAGGGGTATTGATTTTGTTGGATACAGAATCTTCTTGGGATATTCACTATTAAGAAAGACCACATGCAAGCAGATGAAAGCTAAAATGGTGAAAATCAGAAAGAAGGTGGAAAGCGGTCATGAAATGAACTTTTCAGAATGGTGTTCAATCAATTCATATAAGGGTTGGTTGATACACTGTGACAGTTACCGATTAAAAGCAAAATATATTGACCCAATTCAGAAATATGCTGATGACTATTACATCAAAAACATTAAAAGAAAGGTAGCGTGAACAGTATGGTGGACTATGGAAAACAAAGAAGCACTGTGAAGCCTGAACCAATGGTACTTGATGAAAACAGCGTTTGGGTCTATTCCAACATCACACCTGTGGAAGAAACTGTTGGCGAAGAAACATTCAGCGGTTGGGAATTCAACATGGTGCAGTACACCAAGGATGAATATATCAGTCTGTTGGATAACCAGTTGACAGACACACAGCTTGCACTGGTTGAAGTTTATGAAATGATTATGTCTTAATGACAGAAAGGAACGGTGAATCAAGATGGCAAAGGTTTATGCAGACCTTATCAGGAAGGGTCTTAAAACAATTGATGATGTTCCTGAAAAATTAAGGGCAGAGGTTCAAGCAATCTTGGATGCTGATTCCAATGCTTAAACTGCTTCTATTATTTTTATTCAGAAAGGATGTGGTTGTGAT